GTTTTTATTAGCATACTCGCTTGCATCGTAATCAACACCGTTGATACTATATCTTAGATACTTACTGTCTAAGTCTTTAAATTTAAAACAATTGGCATCGATGGCCATAATGTGATTATTCTGTCGACGTTGATGTTCGACTATCGTAGCACGTAATTTAATATTTTCTGTTGTTTGAATCGGGCTCGGCCAGCCAAGAATTACCGCTAGTTTTGCAGGTTGTATTGTATATCGAGTTTCAATATGTACACGAGCACCTTGAGACTTCGCACCATCGGCAAATGCAGTGAGAGTATCTACCTTTCTACCAGGTGTTTGTTTATGCAAGGAACTTAGGTAAACAACAACGTCAAACATCGGAATCCTTATTTAGGTTGCCACAGTGTTACATCATCGTCGTTTAAGATTCTCCAAGCAGTGCCATCTCTCATTTCAGCTTCCGAAAATTGACAGTATGACAGATGAGCGGCCCAGGCTTCAACTTCTTCTGCTGTTGGAAGTTTTGGATTTTCGATCTGCGAAAGATCTGATAAACTAACAGCATGTGCAGCATTGGGTCCGAGAGTAAATGCTGGCTTGCCTAACAACACAGCCTCAGTTGCCGCAATACTATTAAATGTTACTAAACAATGAACATCGTTAGCTAGTGCCATTTCCATGGTGTCTGTTGCTGTTCTCTCACGACGGCTAACTTTATTCCTGACTATGATGGGTCGATCGGTATATGTTTTAATGGTTTCAACGGTCTCTTGCATCCATGTCTCGAGGTCAATCCCAAACGCACTCATAGCCTTGGCACTTGGCGGGCATAATAAAATATTGGTGCCTGTTCTAAACTTACTTCGATGCCATCCAGTTGCTTCTAACCGATCAAACGGTCTTTCAATTATTGGCCCAGTGTTCTGCATGGCATTTTTGGTGATCCTGTGGAAGAATTTTTTACGAGTGTTGCCAAAATACCCAGTATCGATATAATAATAATCTCTACCTTGTTCTGCACAGGCCCGCATATGCTTGGCTTTAGTAATACCTCTAAATACCACAGGGGTTGTTGACTCTACTATCTTATCATAGTTTGTGAGTTGTCCGCCACAGCCGAGAATAAAAGATTCCATATATGGATCCCAGCCCAATCCTTTACCGTCATCGGGATCACGGCTGCCGTCAACGGCCACTGCTGCATTATTGTCTAACATTTTAATATCCTCAATTACATCGCCAACGGTAGTATTATAAATTTCTCCAGACGGATCAACTCTATACTTTAATATTTTTTTAAAAACAGTTTCAATATCTTTTGGTATGTGATCAAACGGACCAGCTGGCGGTTCTTTTTTCAATGATTCGACCATTGCTGCATGTTCGATAGCCCATTGATACCCATACTCACAGTGTTTGTAATTTTCAAACCACGGACCTCCTTCTGTATAATGAATGGCCTTGGCATGACCATCTTGGGGTTCGTGATACCAGTTTACTAACCAATTGTATTGATAAGACAACTCTCCGATTAGTTCGTCATCCAACCACTGAAATCTATGAAAAAATTGACCTGAGTTATTTTCATCATTGATTATCTCGGGTGTAAGATCAACATTCGCTGGATGTCCACAATTCCATAGAATCATTGAACTCCAGTTTTTTCTCGGATACGGCGTTTGTTTACAGCCGTCCATTTTATTGCCTTCCTGTGGAGTATAATCATGTTTTACACACATAACGGCATATTGATCGTTGGCTGAATTGAATATTTCTGTAACATCACATTGAAATAGAAAGTCGCAGTCGACAAAAATTGCCCAGCCAGTGTAGCCTGTTAGATGAGGAACGAGAAATCGAGTAAATGTAAATTCTGTGGAACTTAATGCATCTGGTTCTCTGGTATAAATTCCTGCTTCTCTTAATTCGGATTGCTTAAGAGGGATAACTTCAACCCCGACGCTCCTAGCCTTAATACTATATTCACACACTTGATAAGCAATATCTTCTCGTGGATCGTATCCAACAAACACTTTCATAAATTTCCTTGTATCATTGTTAATGCAGCACCAGTCCGCAATTCATCATTATGGAATTGACCATAGGCCAAATGGCAGGCCCAACTATATAATTTATCTTGATCGGGATAGTAGGGTTTGTCAATTTGACTCAAATCAGTAGCAGCTACCGGCTTGGCAGCATTACAAGGTGCTAGTACAAACACAGGATAGCCATACATAACAGCCTCTGTAGCAGCATTAGAGTTAAAAGTTATCAATGCAAATACATCATCATCAAGGGCTTGTTTTAGAGTATTACCAACTGTGCGGTCAATACGTTTAGGAGCACGTTCGCGTATTTCTATAGGCCTATCTGTGTATTTCTTAATTGTTTCGATGGTTTCTTTAGTCCATTGTTCCAAGTCTATCCCGTAGAACTTACAGGGCTTTTCATCAGGTTTAGCTATTAAAATCTTTCTTCCTGATTTTTTCCAAGGTTCGATGGTTTTGTTAAATTGTTTCCACCGGTCGTCTGGTCTAGATATAATTTCATTGTGTTGCAGATTATTTTTTACAATTCGATGCCAATATTTCCACCCGTTGGGATTTTTTGGCGTAACTTCGTTGCCAAAATACCCAGTATCCATATAATAGAAATCACGGCCTTCTTCCCAGCAGCGTTTCATTATTTTGTGTTTTAATATGCCACGTAACACAATAGGTTGATTTGAATCTTCATAGACAAAATCGTCTGTGGATGTTATTTTTCCTCTGCAGGATCTTGCTAATTTTTCTATGTATTCGTCTGTACCATCTTTACTTAGGAAAACCCAATCTTTCATTTTCTTTCAATGTCCTCTTCGACACAGCGTTCACCATATTGTATTTCGATCAACTTCAAGGGCTGATCGGTTTCATTACACAGCTGATGCCATTCATCAACTTTAATGAAGGTATGCTCGTGCATGGTAAGACTGCATTTGATTTCTTGATTAGTACTGGCTTCATCCAAAGTGTACACGGTGGCTTCACCTTCGGCCACAAACCAAAACTCTGCACGACTGTCATGTCGTTGCATGCTTAGACATGTCTTGGGCATCACAGTGAGTTCTTTGAGTTTGGTGTTGGCACCAACTTCGTGCAACACACGATAGTATCCCCAGACTCTGCCGGTCTTGGGCGCTTTCCATTCTTCTAATATCCACGAACTAGAATTTGCCTTATCGAATCCGCCAACTCCAAACGCAAATTCGAGATTGCGATCCTCAAACTCCATTTCCGGAATATTAGTATCTGTGCGGTCTCCGCCGTTGGCAAATATAATTTTATGATCCGGCCATGTCTGTCTGGCTAATTTTATTGCCTGTTTGGCGCTGCCGTCATCATCATTAAATTCCAAGACAAAATCCACGTCTTTGATATTTTTGACGATATTCATGCGTTCGTCCCACGGCATAAATGCTCGGCCTTTTTTACGATTCAACCACGCATCGGAATTAACACCGACAACTAGCGTGTCTCCTAATTGCTTCGCTGCATGAAAGTAGGCGATGTGCCCAGAATGTAGAGGATCAAATCCTCCGGTGACCAGTACTATAGTTTTCATGCAGATATTTATCTGCACATATAATGGCTAACCTAAAAGATTGGCCTGATAGTATGAAGAATTTTTCAGCCACTGGTAATACCGTTCAAAACCTTCTTCTATGTCTATCTTTGGATTAAAACCAAAATCTTGCCGTGCGGCAGAAATGTCTAGGGCACCTCTGCTGGGAAAATCTTGATCTTTATCACCAATGTCTATGCTGCCATTGCCAACTAACTCCACCGCCAACTGTGCGGCTGCGTACAAAGTTTTGCTGTGACTTTTGGTTATATTGTATGTTTTGTTTTTGGTATTTTCACTTAACAATGCCTGCACCATGCCTTGGGCTGCGTCGTCCACATAGGTAAAATCTAGAGTTTCATGAATGCCGTTCACCTTTAATACCCCGCCTCTCATAGCTGTGAGTAGAAACTTTGAAATCACACGGTCCTCAACATCTAATGGACCGTACACAGCACTAGGTCTAAAAATAGTATGATCAATTCCTTTACGCTGATAATCTCGTACCAGCCACTCACCTGCCAACTTCATAATACCGTATTGCCCTTGTGGACGGCAAACAGCATCTTCTTTGACATAGTCTTTGAAATCACCATATACCATACTGGAACTGGCATATAAAAATCTCGGACATTGATATTTCACGCAGGCTTCTAGGAGATTCAGTAGTCCTTCACTCATGACTTTGGCTCCTTGAGCAGGATCAGCATTGACTACTTTTTGACGAGGAAACGATGCTAAATGTATAACTGCTGAGGGTCGATAATGTCTGAATAACCATTCTACACTATCTCGTTCGCTGATGTCAACGCGATGTATTTTATCAGTTGTGATTAATTTTAATCTTTGAGAAATTAGATAATCAATTTCGGCTTGAGGTATAATACCGTAGTTGGTTCTAGTGTCAGTAATTACCACTTGTTCGCCAAGATTTTCTAATTTCTTAACCACGTGGTGGCCTATTAATCCTAGGCCGCCGGTTACTAAAATTGTCATAGAGTTGCGTCTTCTAACCCAGCAGTACGGAGTTTAACGATGTTACTCAACTGCCATTGCTTGATATCCAAGGCCTTGATAATGCCCAACCATTTGTTTCGCAGTAAGGCGAAGTCGTTGATGATCTTTTCAAAATCCACAACATCGGCTTCACCTTCCACAAACTTTTCACAGTCTCTGGAACTGAGCTGACGTTGATAGTTTTCGAGATACTTACGGAAATGTTGGCTACGAAGTCTACGAAGTTCGATATTGAGATATTCTAGGATACCTTCAATTTCTTGCAATTGATTAAATCGAGTTTCTACAATGCCAGGCATCTGCGCAGAGGCTTTCTCGATGCTTCCCGTTACACGGACATCTTGTTTTGCTGAAAGTAATTCAGCTTCATAATAGGCCACGGCATCTGGAATATTCGAAATATCCTTGGAAACTCGATCATACCAATTCATTTATTCCTCGTCGGCATCGTGTTCTTCTTCGATTTCCTCACCATCGATTGCGTAATCGATAGCATCGTCTAGATAGGGATCAACTCCTTGCAGTGATTCTAACACAGAGTCTTTGATACCGTAGTCTAACAGTGTGTTAACAAAATCAGCGGCAACATCAGCTCGTTGTTTCTCTGGTATATGACCAATCACTACATTCCATATATCGGCGATTAAATCTTCTTTCATTCGGCTTCCTCCAAGTCTGGTTCAACTGTAGTAGTTATCTCAGAAGTGGAAATTTCACCGTGTTTTGAAATGTCTGCCATTGCAATATCCAATCCATCTTTCTCATTGCGTTCCCAAGCCTTGCGGAACTGCTTGATGATCTCACCGTCTTTGGTAGTGTATACGAGGCTGTTACCTTCTTTCTTGAGCATGCCTTTGGCTTCGAACAAGTCGACTAATCCACTATATGGACTCATACCTGTTTCATAAGGAATCTCAACCTGCACACTTTCAAACGGCTTAGCGTAACGAGTTTTCATGATCTTGCAAGCGGCACGGATACCTTGCACAGTGGTAGTCTTATTGCCATCTGCATCAAGCTTCAACTTTAACTTACGCATAGCAACTACAATACTACTTGCATAGATAAAACCTTGCCCGCCTGAAATTTTGTCATCAGGATCAAACATGTCTTGGCTTGCGTATGTGTGATTGGTACATACCATACCAATGTTGTATGCTCCAAACATATTAACACAGTTACGAACCAGTGCTGTTAGTGCCTTGGGCTTACGACCCATGTCACCTTTCATATCCCCGGCTTGGAACTGATTAACGTCAGTGGGGGTCAGTAACATGCCTAATGAATCTATGATAAACAAGATCTTAGGACGATCTGCTTCGTCCATGGTTTTATATTCTGCAATGAACTCTGTGATAGTCTTTGCCACATCGTCGATCATGGCCATATTAAGTTTCAACAACTTGTCTGGACTTGTATCTACACCTAGTGCGTGTAACCATTTTTCATCAAGTGCATTTTCTGTATCGATCAAGATAGGATAAATGCCCTGTGCCTGTGCGTTCTTGACTAGGTTACCTGAACAGATAAATGATTTACCTGCACCCGATTCGCCTGCAAAGACTGTAACTTTTCCTAGTGGAATACCTCGATCAAAATATCCACTGATAAGATAGTTTAATGCGTAGTTGTTGGTACTGACCCAATCAGTTGGATCATTAAAGCCAATACTTAACCCGTCAATAGATTTAGTAATTGACTTTCTAAATTTAGAAATATCAAATGCTTTTGCCATATTATTATCCTGTGATGAGAAGAACCCGGGCGTAAGAACTACGTCTTAGAGGCCCGAGCCGTGTTAATTACTGCTTTTGACGATTGCGAATCATGGCAAGGATGTCTTGCGCACGACTAGCACCTTCTGCGGTTGCGGCTGGTGCTGCAGGAGCACTTGCTGGAGCTGTCACAGCCGCAGGTGCGTCATCTGCATCTTCATCGACTACAGGTGCGCGAACTGCGACTTTGTTGGGATCACCAGTGGCCTGACCCATGCCTGCTGGTTTGAAGTACTGGCCCCAACGATCCATGTCATAGGCTTCACCGTCTACTGATGCTTCAAACATTTCTTTCATTACTTTGAGCTCAACATCTGTGGGCTTCTTAGGAAGGAAGCCACTGAGATCAAACAGTCCATGACTATCAATGGCTGCTTTTTCCACATCGCTCAAAGCACGTTCACGCCTGCTCCACTTAGATGTGGAGTAGTCAGCAAAGCCACCTTTGCTTGTCTTAGCGATACGGAAGTCAAGACCTTTTAAGAAGTCTGTTGGCAGTTCATCTAGTTCTGGATCCATCAATGCCGAACGGATGATGTTATAGATCTGAGGACCAATGATAAATCTACGGATAGGATTTTCTGGTGTCTTATCTTCTTTGATAGGATCTTCAACTACAAAACCTTGGAAGATATATGAACGCTTTTTCCAATACTTACGACCCATTTCTTCAAGACTCTTGTCCTTGAACCAACCACGAACTTCTGCGAGGATTGGACAGGCTGTGCCGTCATTGTACATTTCCACACATGGGACCTGTACCTGAACTGGACGACTGTCAGTTTCGCCCTTGATGCCTGCAAATGGCAATTTGATCATTGCACGTTCTACCCAGAAGAATGTGTTGTTGGGATTGCCATCAGGTAGCAAACGGATAACCGCTTCCTTGCCTTCTTGCATGTTCCAATGTGGGTAAATTGCGTTGTCTCCACCGCCGGTGGATTGTCCTGTGGAC